TTGAAAGAATGGCAGAATATTATATGAGCCAATACAATATCGAATGGAGAATGATATTAGAAGATGGTGTAGAATATGATGTAGATGCTGATGGAACTATCATATCTAACGAGAGAGAACCTTTACATGGATTTAGAAGATTGACTAGATAATGGCTTTAGATTTAAAGATCAAAACTAACGCAAAATTTGTCGAAAAAAGATTTAAAAGAATAGAAAAAAAGTTTAAAGGCATAATTCAAAAAGGAATACTACAAGCTGGTTTCCAATTATTAGATATTATTAGAACAAAAACACAAAAGGGTATTGATTTTAGAGATGTACCTTTTGTTCCATATTCATCAGGATACTTAAAAAAATTACAAAGAGAGGGTAAATCTACAAAAGTTGATTTATTTTATTCTGGTAGAATGTTAGGTGCATTAACTCCATCTGGTAGAACTATTAGAAAAACAGGAACTAATAAAGTTAGTGTTAATTTTAGTAATTCACAGATGAGGCAACGAGCAGTATTTAATCAAGTATTAGGAAAAAATAAGAGGGAATTTTTTGGATTTAATGATAGAACAGCAAATATAATAAGAAAACAATTTAACAGATTTGTTGCAAAGGAATTTAGGAAAGCAAGAATATGAGTGTAAGAGAAAACATAGCATCTAATTTATTGTCAGTAATATCTGGTATAACTAGCCCAGCAATTAAGAAAGCTACTAGACAACCTTTTATATTAGATGAATTATCTGAGCAACAATACCCAGCAGTAATAGTTCAAACATCAGAAGAAAATAGAGATGACTCTGAATTAGGAAGTGGTGCTAAAACTAGGCATGGTACTATTGATTTTGTAATACTAGGATTTGTCAAAGGTGCTGAGGCCAATATAGATACGAAAAGAAATGAATTAATTACAGCTATTGAAACTGCAATAGAAACTGATATTACTCGAAATGGTAACGCACTTGATTCGGAAGTTATACAAGTAGAAACTGACGAGGGTTCTTTATTTCCTGTTGGTGGAATAAGAATGACAATTAGGTGTATGTACGAATATCAAGCTGGAACACCATAGGAGAATAAATGACTACTAAAATTATAAATAGAATAGAAAAGAAAATAGACCAAATAGAAAAATTACACGATAAAGAGTCTTTGTTGTGTGAGGAAGTAAAAGACTTATTAGCTGAATTAAAAGAAAACCAAGAAGAAGATAGTCAAGAGTGGGAAGAAGATTTAGATGATGAGGATTTTGAAGAAGATGAAGAAGATATTGACGAAGAAGATGATAAACTGTAAAAGGACTTATGGCTAAGGATATTAAATTATATAAAGATAATTCAGAGATAACTATTAATGAATCTAATCTTGAACATTTTTTAAGTTTAGGCTATAAGCAAGAAAAAGAAACTAAACAAACTAAATCTAACAAGGATAAAAAATGGCAACACATCACGGAAAAGAAGGAGTTGTAACAGCTGATGGAACTGCTGTTGGGGAACTAACATCATTCACATTAGAAACAACAGGAGATGTAGTAGAAGATACAGCTTTAACAGATGCAACTAAATCATTTGTTGCTGGTAGAACTTCATTCTCTGGTACTTTAGAAATGCACTTTGACGAAACTGATACACCTCAAACAACTTTATTAGCTGGTTCTTCAATCGCTTTTATTTTATTACCTGAGGGTAATTCAAGTGGCGACAGAAGTTTTGCTGGTTCAGGAATTGTTACAGGAATGTCTGTAAATAACTCAATGGACGCAATCGTTTCAAGAACTGTTACTTTTCAAGGTACAGGGGCTTTAACTATAGGTACTGTCTAATATTAATTTATGTCAGTTATTGATAGAGTTAAATCTCATTTTGAAACTCTTAAAACTATCACTATTGAAGTACAAGAGTGGAAAGACGAGCATGGTAATGCTAGTGTATTCTATTCAGAGCCATTAACCCTTGAAGAAAAAAACATTATCTTTAAGAAATCTAATAATTTCCAAGATTTAACTATTCTTGTAGATTTGCTTATAATGAAATTGCAAATCAAAAATGATAAAGGCGAAATGATTAAAGCATTTAGCCCAGAAGATAAATTTGCTTTAAGAAAAAAAGCAGATTCAAATGTAATATCTACTATTGCTAATCAAATACTTTTAGATACTAATTACGAGGAAGCCGAAAAAAAGTAGATAGCGAACCTGAAATAAGGTCGCTTTTAGTAATAGCAGACAGACTTCACATAACAATTCAAGAAGTTCTTGATATGCCTGTTAGCCATTATAATCTTTGGTTAGCCTACTTGAAAAAAGAGTCAGATCAGTATAAAACAAATCAATCACTAGCAGAAGCAAGAAAGTTTAAATAATGACACAGAAACTCAATATAGATATTGTAGCACGAGATAAATCCAAACAGGCTTTAAATGGTGTCCAAAAATCTTTAGGAAGATTGAAAGATTCTGTGTTTAATTTAAGAAATGCTTTTTTAGGTTTGGGTGCTGGTTTAGTAGTTAGAAATTTAGTTAATACAGGAAAGCAATTAGAAAATTTAAGAACTAGATTAAAGTTCTTGCTTAAAGATACAAACGAGGGTGCAAAGGCATTTGAAAATATGACTAAGTTTGCATCTAAAGTTCCTTTTTCACTTGAGGAAATACAGGCTGGTGCTGGTATCCTTGCAACAGTTACAGATAATGCTGATGACTTACAAAAAATGTTAGAGATAACAGGAAATGTTGCATCTGTTACAGGATTAGATTTTAGAACTGCTGGAGAACAAATACAAAGATCATTTAGTGCTGGTATTGGTTCAGCAGATATATTTAGAGAAAAAGGTGTTAGAAATATGCTTGGGTTTAAAGCTGGTGCAACTGTATCTATTGAAGAAACAGTACAAGCATTTGAAAGAGTTTTTGGTAAAGATGGAAGATTTGGAAAAGCTACAGATGAATTAGCAAATACATTTGAGGGTACTCTTTCAATGGTTGGAGATAAAGTATTTAATTTTAAAAGAGTATTATTAGAAGCTGGTTTTTTTGAAGAATTAAAAAATCAATTTGGACAATTAGATAAATTTTTAGAAAATAATTCTAAAGAAATAGAAAGAATAGCTGTAGCACTTGGTAAAAATCTTGCTAAAGCATTAGTTGGTGTTGTTGATATTAGTAAAAAATTAATTCCATTTTTAAAAGAAGTAGGACAATTTTTAAAAGGAATAAAAGATACTTTTTTTGCATTACCAGAATTTATACAACAAATAGGTATTATAGGTGCAGTTCTTTTAGGTAAAAAAGGTTTTGTTGGTTTAACAATTATACTTCAAGCAATAAAAAAAGCAGAAGAATTTGGAGAAAAATTTGGTAGTAAAGGTGTTAAAGTTAAACTACTTCCTTTTGAACATGAACTATCAGGAAATGAACAAATAGCAGAAAGAAATAGATTAATTTACGAAACTGCACAAGCAATAGATAAAGTAAAAATTAAAGAAGCTGAAGCGTATGAAGAATTTTTAAAAACACAACAACCAATACATGACATAGCACACGATATGTCTATTGTAATACCTAGTGCAACTGAAAAAACTTTAAATAAATTTAAAGAATTAAATGCACAACCCATGAAAAATATAGAAGACAAAATGAAAAATATAAAAACTATTCTTGCAGAAGAAATAGTTGGAAAAGGTATCACAGCTATGTCACAAGGAATAGCAAGAGCAGTTGTGTTTGGAGAAAAATTATCTGATACATTTAGAAATATGGCACAACAATTTTTAGCTAATATAATAAGTCAATTAATTGAAGTTGTTGCAAGAAAAGGTGTTGAACTTGCTATTGAAAAAATGATTACTAATGAAAAGAAAAAACAAGCTATGTTAAGTAGTGTTAGTGGTGGTGGAAGTATATTTAGCACTATTGGAAGTTTTTTTGGTAAAAAAGCATCAGGTGGTGCAGTATCAAAAGGACAACCATATATGGTAGGAGAACAAGGTGCAGAAATGTTTATACCAAACTCATCAGGCCAGATTACACAATCTGCTAGAGGCACAGGGGGTGGTTCTACAACAGTTAATTTTAATATAAACACAGTAGATGCTTCAGGCTTTGAAGAATTACTTGTAAGATCAAGAGGAACTATTACACAATTAATTAATAACGCAGTTAATGAAAGAGGGAGTAAAAACTTAATATAATGGCTGGTGCATTTCCAAT